CTGTCGTATGGAATGGCAAGTAACCTTCCATATTTACCACGGCCTAACGACTTTATTTTTATATTGCCCGTTAACAATTCTTTTAATCTAGCTTTTGCCTGGAGGCCAAGTTCTTTTTCCCTGGTTCTTTCTGGCTGTCTTTTGGTATTGACCCTAGATTCTGGGCAATCAATTCCAGCCATTCTAACCGATTGATTGGCTAATTTGACTTTAAAGCCTAAATCTATCTCACTTAATACAAAACCGTCACCGTCGATTACTCTCTCTAGAGTAGCGTTATAAACAAAAGCATCTGGTGCATTACTCATTATTATTCTCCATTTCTACAGCAGCTTCTTTATCTTGCTCCCTATAGTATTCTATTATTGCTAAAACATTTGTTATATACCTTTTCAGCTCAGCCATGTTCATGCTAAGTGACTCATATCCCTGGGTGCTAAGAGCGTAGTAAGCTTCTGGTGGTGCCTTTCCTTCTTCTACTAACACTAAATACTCAGCCATTAGCTCTGGTGTAAGAACCCTCCACGTCAGATCTTGCATATTTACCTCAAGCGGCATCGGAGGGTGGTACATCGGTGCCGGCAAAGTAATAGTTTTTACTTCAACCGGTTGTGTACTAGGCAGCAGAGAGCAGCTGCACATGAAAAAAGTTATGCTAATTAGTAGTAAGGTTTTCATCAAACATATTTGGGTTTGTTAGGGCCGCAAAGTCTTGTCCGACTTGCTTGGTGCCTTTGTTGATTATTTTTTCTATTAAGCCAGGCTTGGCTAATGCCAGGTTGCCCAGGCTGTGTCTTTGAAAGGTATTTCTGAGCTGATTGACCTCACGCATGGCTTCTTGGTTTTGGGCGGCCAGGGCATTGATCTGGTCTGTGGTTTCTTTTTGCTTGGCTAGGTAATTGTCAATGGAAGCGTTTTGCTCTTCAACCTTGCCTTTTAAAATCATAGCGTTAGCTTTCAGTGTAGCTATCTCATTCGCTTGATATTTAATGTAACTAGCAGAACCGCCAGCAACTACAATTAAGAGGCCGGTGGCAATGATTGCAAGTTTGAATCCCATGTATACACCCTCAGTTTACTTTCCTTCCCCTTTACTTTAATCGGTTCTAGTTCTTTTAGCAAATATTTGCATCTTTTTGCAGTTTCGTACCCAATGATAATATCAACTCCAACTTCTTTGGTTGATGATTCGTACCTGGCAGCTTCATTGACACAATTGCCTATCGCTGTGTAATCAAACCTGGTTGAGCTGCCCATATTTCCGACACAGGCAGTGCCTGACTGAAGGCCCACGCCTATGGCAATTTCTTGCTCCATTGTTTTGTTTAGTTCTTTAATACGTTCCTGGATTCTTACTGCTGCCTCAACAGCCCTGTCTTCGTGTTTGGGTAAATCCAAAGGTGCCGAAAAAATTCCCATGCAAGCATCTCCAATAAACTTGTCGATCATTCCACCCGAACGCTGTATTTCCTCTACCTGGATGGTCAGGGTGGTGTTCATAATGTTTGCCACCTCTTCCGGAGTCAATTTTTCACTCATTGAGGTAAAACCACGCAGATCGGTAAACAAAAACGTGCAATAGCGCAATTCACCCCCTAATTTAAGCAGATCTGGCTGTTTTTGGAGCTGTTTGACCTGTCTAGGGTCCAGATAATGCTCAAATTGCTTCTTAATCTGCTGTCTAAGCTTAAATTGTTGCCTAAAATTAAGATAAAACGCCGTAGAGGCTGTGAAAAACTGCGAAATCAAGGCCCAGCTAACGTCTATAAGGACCCCTTGCTGTATAAGATACACTCCACTGTACCCTGTAAGGGCAAAAACAACGGCAAAAGCACTTACACCCAAGGTTATGCCTAAATTAAGCACCAGGAACCAAGTTAAGGCCACTGTAAGCAACAATATGGCCAATTCAGCTGCTAGTGCGTAACCTGGCACATAAGGGCTGTTTTGTATCAAGATACTTTCTGCTAGGGCTGCTTGTATTTGGTGTGGATATTTATAACCGGCACTTGTTGCTAGTTGTGGCATGATGCCCTTGGCCGTAAAACCAACAAAAACAAACTTTCCGGCTACGTTCATTTCTGCAAGATCGGTTTCTGGGGTATTCACGAAACTTATCCACTTGCGCCCTAATGGATCTACTTTGACTGGATCAAGGCCTTTTACTCGTATTTCTTCTACACCATTATCACTGGTCTTTATAATATAGGTATCTGCCTCGGCTAGTATTTTTAAGACTTCGGTACCAAATGCGGGCACCCATCCATCTGGTGTGCGCAACAACAAAGGTAACCTTCTTACTAATGAGTCTATTTCTGGCCTGGCAACAGCAATACCCTGGCTGGCGTTTTCTTTAAGGATCCCAATATTTTGTATAACGCCTTGTGCATCAATGCCACCAACATCATCGCCTAATATGACGGTGCCTGTTGTTGGAGGATAATCACCACTGTCGTTTTCAAACATAGCCAGGACACTGGGACCGTATGAAAGGGCTTCTGCAAACTGAGCATCGCCACCGAAACGGTCTGGCTGCGGAAACGCAATAACGTATCCAACGCCCATAGCGCCTTCATTTAGTAAGTCTACCTGTATCCTAGCTAGGGTTTGTCTGCTGAGAGGGTAGCCACCCTCTTTTTCTATATCGGCTTCTGTTATATTCAGCGTTGTAAAGTAGCCACTGGGTTCTTGTTCTACAACAAGTGCGTCAAACGTCTTGAGCTTCAATATTTCGTAAGGTGCAATCTGGTAAATTATTGGAGCACTTAGTAACCCTAATAAAAATACCAAAATCCAGTTTTTCATTATTCTTGTGTAATGCTAATGGTCTTAGTGCAATTGGCTGAACAGTCAAAAGTAACCGAGTAGGCCTGGTTGTTGACACCCCTTTGTATGACATTCACATTGTAGTCATCGGTATAAAACTTCATGTTTGCTGAGTGAGATCCATTTCCCTGTTGTGTCAAGACTACTTGACCATTGTCAGCATCGTTATACCAAAAAATATCAGCATCTTTATTGCCAGATCCTTTTTGTATTACCCTGGTTGAATTGTTGTCTGCCTGGTTGGAGTTAAACACAAACACATTATGATTGCCGGTGCCTTCTTGTGTGCTCCAAATGTCCGAGTTATCTGCAAACGTCTGAAACTTAGCGTACATATCGTCACCAGTTTGTTCTATTTTGTAAACATTGTTATTGCCAGAGCCTAGAATCAAAGCGTCGTTATCGTTGCCGTTTTGAATGATAGTAGCGGTATTGTCATCCTGGTCCATATCAATAACTGCGTAGTTATCATTACCATCGACAGTTATAGACCAGACCTGGCTGTCGTGATTGGACCAAACCGACTGAGCATAAACAATGTTTGAGCTGCCATCGATACTTACGCCAATGGTTGCGTTGTCACAATTGTGTGTGTTGACCAGGCTACTATCAAAACTGCCCAGGCCACAATAAACGCCGGTGACATTACCAGACCCGACTTGCTGCACTGTTATGCTGGAGCCAGATCCTTTGGTTTGTACAACCACAGTGTTATCAGCAAAAGCTTGTATGCTATGGAGACTGATTAATAATAATAGTGTTATCGCCCGCACCATTTACTTCTACCTCCATAATCATTCCGGCTGAATTAATATTTAAATAAGACGCAGCATCTTTGTCCAAAGCTATGTCAAATGTGTTTGTTCCCTGGTGTACAAAATACACATGATTGCCTTCCACAAACGAGTATGTTTGATACACAGGATCATACCCAGGTATTATACCCTTTAATTCAACTCCGTTAAGAATGCCACCAGAAGTATCATTTTTTTGGGATCCAGCTTCTAATATAGCAAATAGATCTACTAAGAAATCAAAACTTAAAAGGTCTATATCTAAACGGCTTATTTCTTCTTCTTCTTCCAGGTAGTCTTCATCTAGATCTGGTGCATCTTCAAAGAAATCTTTATCCAGTTCTGTTTTAGGGCCATTCTCTTGTTCTGCTATAGCCTGTTGCACTTCTGGTGGTTTATTGACCAGAAGCATATTGTTAATAAGTCCCAGGGTGAGGTTACCTAATACCACTGGTTTGGTTGGCCTAGATTCAAAAGTAGACACCATTGTGGCCTGGAAAGGTTTATTTAAAATTTCGGTGCCGGACCAGGTAGTTACTGATATTTCTCCGGATGAATTACCGTCAGCATCTGGGAGTAGTATGACAAGCGATTGTCCAAGCTCGTCTACGGAAGCTGAAAAAAAAGTTCCTCGGATTGCTATATCTGCTGAAGGGGTTTTTATTGATATGTTTTTCTTATCAATCTTTGACAGTTTTCCTGACAAAAAAGATGCGGTGCCAGAGGCCATGCGAAGTGCAAGTTTGCTTTTAGATGGATCTGTCGTAGAAAATATATATTCATCTACAACGACGTTGGAATGCTCTGTAAGTTTTAGAACCGTGTCATCTACAAACTCTATAGCAAGTCTTCCGGCACCAGTCCGCACGTCATCATTGCTGAGTATGCCTAAAGCCAGTTCAGCTAATAACTTGTCGTCATTTTGGCTGCGAAGAATTTCTCCATTACCGCGCAGCTCAGAGATTTTACCAATCTCGTTTGCGTTAGTAGTAGTCCCGATAAATAATAATATCAGCAGCCAGAAGCGCATTGGTCTATATCGATAGTGCCGTTGCTGGTTGTCGATATAACATTTGCGACATTCGTGCTTGTTGTATCGGTCTGGTCTACATCTACATTATTGCTGCTTCCGGTCAAAGCGACAGTTATTTCGTGGTCCGCACTGCCCGATTGTAAAGTGTCAATATCATTGGAGTTTCCTGAAACCGTCCAATTATTAATACAACCAATCGAATTACATTTAACATTTACATCATTTGATGTACCACTTATGACAAAATCTTGATTACCAGCGGTAGCCGTAGATGCGTCTCCTTGTGTGAATGTCAGTACGTTAGAATCTCCTGTTGCCTCAAAATCAAAATCTGAGTTTGCAACATCTCCAGACGCGCCGACAGCAAATGTACCTATGTTACTGTCTCCTGTTGCTTTGTATGTCCAGCCAGTAGAGTTACCTTGTGCAATGGCTATTGCCAGTGCATTACTATTACCGATCTGGTCAAGATCAACGGTCATGCTTGTACCGCTTAGCGTTGCTCTTGCTCCGGAAGTGCCGACTGTGTTTGTCGCTCCAATCTGGTCAATAGTCAAAGTAAGACCTGTACCAGTTTGAGTAATATAGATATCATTATTCCCAGCGTGTATACTAGCCGAAAGAATTATTATTAGGGCACTACTGAGTACCTTTATCCACTTCATTGTCGTCCTCCAGGTTCAGTGTACCATAATTGAAGTCCCACAAGCGTTTTTGCATCCCCTCCATGACAAGGCCGTACACAGCCGCTTCTATGGCCGTTCTGACGGCCTGTGTTACAGGCTCATTTCCTGTGCTGCCTGATTCCATTTCTACAAGCTCGGTACCCATTTCATAAAATTTAAATAAATCGGTACCAGCCCCTGTTGATAAAATAGTTTTTGTTGTTGTGACGTTTAATAACACCTCACCGGTTTGTACTAAAACCGCACGAAGATTTACTGTAACAACATCTTCTCTATATTGATTTTTAGCCGCCCAACCCAGGTATCTAATTCCGGATCCTCCAGTTCTAATATTAGAATCCATGCCAACGATCCCACCTTCCAAGATCATCCCCGCATATAAAAGAGGCTTGAGGGTGTTACCTTCTTCTCCGGAATATGTTTTTCTAGTATTGGCTATAAGCTGTCTTTCTCGGCTTAGATTATCAAGTCCAGATCTTTCAACAACAACAAACCAATCACCTTTACCCGCATCTCGCAATGCCTGGATAAGAATATGAACAGCTCCTTGTGTGACGGCCGTGCTGAAACTAGCAACATTATCTTTTGATTTTCTTTGGCCAGTAAGATCTGAAAAATTATAAACTGCGACAACAGCCTGGGTGTTTGGTTTTGGTAGATTCACTAGCTGCGCGGTCGCGCTTGGAACGATCTTGGGTCCTTCTGGACAGATAAGGCCCTGGATACAATTTGTTTGGTTTTGAAATCCAATACTAGCGCAGCCGCTAGTAAGTATTAATATACCTATCCATAAAAATTTCATTAGCTGACATTAACCTCCACCATCGCAATCGACCCAACATCCTCCAAAGGACCCGATTGGGATTACGATTTCTGTAGTAGATATTAATACGCCGTCAAACCATTCTTCGATTGTTAGGGTTATTGTGACGCCGTTGTTAACCCAGCGCAGTATGTTGCCTTCTAGATTTATTTCTCCAGATACTGGGTTGTCTAGTGTGGGGGTGCTGCCGTAGTTAAATAAAGACTCTGAAATGTCTTTGGCTAATGTGGAATATATGCGCGATTGTAGGTTTCTAAGAAATTTCGCCATGACTGTGTTTTCAGCTTCTCGCTGCGCTTCTTCCAGCTTGTCTTGGACGTCCTGGGCAATTTTTTCCTTACGGGTTCGTTCTTGTTCGTCAATGGTAAGATAGTGTGCGGATTGATTTATGCCGCTAAAGCTAGGGTTGCCAAACTTGTGTACTAATTCGTCAGCGTTTAAAGCTTGCGCAACTATGCCTCCCAAGAGAAAAATACCAACAGCTAAAATAAAATACAAAATATTTTGTTTATTTTGAGCTTGTTTCCTTTCCTCCAGGTCCGCTTTGCTTGGCCTTCCCACTTTTCTTTTCATCGTGTTTTTGTTCTCTTAACTCCAAAACAGTATTGACTTTCTCTTGCAATCTTATCATATCTTGATCTAACAGGCGTAACTGGTCCGTGAGTCGTATAATTGTGGCCTTCATGTCTTGCACGGCCGGATCTATAATATTGGTAATTGTTTGCCAAACGAAATAAACAAAATACCCCAGGCCCACTACCATAACGACAGGAAAACCAAAATCACCGACTATCTGGACAATATCCATTTAGTCCCTCCTGGCGTCTATCTTTCCGTCTTCTACGAAGTTTTCTGCTCTAGCAATTCGTTGTAAATCTGGTGAGAGGTTTAATGCGCTAGATACGCTTGTGTCTATGCGTATCATGTCATTGTTCATTATTGAGGCCCTGGTAATTAGCATCTTAGAAATGCCCTGGACCGTTTTGATTTCGTCAACTAAACCGTTCATAAGCTGACGCATAACTAAAAAAATAAAGTAACCCATTACCAGTCCGCTGGCAATTGGCAACCCAAGTTCGGCTATTAAAGTAAACGGATCATCCATCTCTGTCCTTTTTCAAGGCAACCTTACCTTCGGTGTCCTGGTAAAGCACAAATTTATCGCCTTGCTCAAAATCGTGTTCTGCTAGTTTTTCCATGGTCAATTTATCTACATCATCTGAAAACTGTATGCCATACGGAGACATGGCTAATTTATAGCCAACATAAGTCGTAATCATTGTTAGTCCTCGCCTTTAAACTTTTTGGATTGCCCTGAAGTACCGGCATAAATACCAAAGACAGCTGCCATTGCTCCTGTAACTACTGACACCAGGCCAGCTTGTTCTAGGTTAGGTTCTGGCAATGTCATAAACCAGGTAATTACTTTGTACAACAAGACTATGTATAC